CCAACGCCATAACAGTCACAGCCACAACGGGTGGGTCCGTGCAGGCGACGATCCCTGCGCTGGGGTCGGTGACGCAGCAGGCGATATTCCATGTCGGGTTCAACCAGACCGCTGCGACTGAGATGCTGTTTTTCAATGTCACGACAACCAACAAGGCAAAAACCGTTGATATCCGGGGTTATTCTTTCAGCCGTCTTGTGGGAACCCGGTACGAGATATTCCGGCACACCATCGACACTTCCAAGAGCCTAGATCTGTATCTTCGTGACCCAATCAAGTTTCGGCTGGCGTCTCGCGATATACTATATTTCACAGCGACGTCCGCAGGCGGTGGAGCGGCGCTGAGTATTTCCTGCCGGTTCAGTCTGAATTTATACGATAATTCGTAGTTGCAATAAAATCACACCTGTGACAATATTATCACAAGCGCACCATCAGGTGTCGAAACGGCATACCGTCGATAACCCCACAGGGCCGACAACTTTGCCGGAGTAGTGTGGCCCCGGCTCCCGGACAAGCCCTCAAGCTTTTGTTGTAACGGACAAAAGGAGGGCTATCTCAATGTCCAATGAAATCCTTGACTGGTCAGTAATTGACTATAAGTCAACCGTCTCCGCTCTGCTCCAGCAGCGCGGGTCCAAATTCCGCATGGCCGCAATGGAGGACAGCTACCAGGGTAAATCCGGTAAGGCCGTCAACCAGATCGGTCCCGTCACCGCGCAGAAGCGCACAACCCGTCACTCCGACACCCCGCTCATCGAGACGCCGCACGACGCCCGCTGGGTATACCCGGAGGACTACGAATGGGCCGACCTGATCGACGATCAGGACAAGCTTCGCATCATCGCCGATCCGACCTCGCCTTACGCCATCAATGGTGCAATGGCAATTGGGCGCGCGATGGATGACGCGATGATCACCGCCCTGACCGGAACCGCGAAAACCGGCGAAGACGGTGGCACCTCCACGGCGCTTCCGGCCGGCCAGACGGCTGCGACGACTGCTGGCGGTCTGACCATCGCCAAGCTTCGGGAGGCCATGCAGCTTCTCATCGCCGCGGAAGTCGATGTGGACAACGAGGAACTGTATTGTGCCATCGGCGCACAGCAGCACGACGATCTGCTCGGGGAAACCCAGGCGGTCAGCCTCGACTACACAAACAAGCCGGTCCTGGTCGATGGGCGCATCCGCGCGTTCATGGGCTTCAACTTCATCGACAGCCAGCGGCTCGCCCTCTCGGGGACGGATCGCACGGTTGTGTGCTGGGCCAAGTCCGGTCTGCACCTTGGCATCTGGAATGATCTGGAAGTCAAGATTTCTGAACGCGATGACAAGTCGTATGCCACTCAGGTGTACGTCAAAGGCACCTTCGGGGCCACGCGCACCGAAGAAGAAAAGGTTGTCGCCATCACTTGCTCGGAGGCTTAAATCATGGCAACTGTATATTCAGTCCAGAAGACCAAGTGGGACCAGACCAGCCCCGCTCTCAAGATCAAACCGAACGAACATGCTGGTCGTGTTCGTATGTCCTACGCCTTGTACGAGGCGTCGGCGGAACAGTCCGACATTCAGTTGTTCAACCTTCCGAATGGCGCGCGCATCCTGTCCGGCGAACTCGTTCACGACGCCCTTGGGGCTTCCACGACGGTTTCGGTCGGCCACGGGGCGTACAACACTTCCGCCGGTGTGGCGGTTGCCGCCGACGTGGACGAGTACAAAGTGGCTGCGGCTTCGACCTCGATCGCGACTGCGGATATCGCAGCGACCACGGCACTCGGGAAATTCTCGGTTGTTGATGCTGACGAGGACGGTATCCCGATCACGGCCTCGATTGCCGGTGCCAACGGCACCGGTACGGTTGAGGTTGTCATGTACTGGGTACTTGACTAAGCTACTGGGCGGGGGTTCTTCCCCCGCCCACCTCTCTCCAGAAGGAGCCTGACATGGCGAACCGAACCTACACAATCACTCTCGCCGATTTCGACATGAACTCGGCCACTTCTGTCGCCGGGTCCGACGCGGGGTCGGCGTCCGCCGGCACTGTTGCGGTTGATATCGCGGAGAGCGCCGACCGCGACCGCGTCGTGTTCACGCTTCACGCGCTGGCAGACCTGATCGCTGCGAACCAGGTAGTAATCAACTAGGGGGTCTGTCATGGCCTCGGAAGTCGATATCTGCAATCTGGCGCTCCAGCGTCTCGGGGAAAAGAGCATAACCGCGTTGACAGACGACAGCACTCGCGCTCGCGAGTGTAATCGCGTTTATGATCATGCCCGCGACACGGAGTTGCGGGCGCACCCTTGGGCGTTCGCCCGGAAGCGCGCCCAGATTGCGGCATCGTCGACCGCTCCGGCCTTCGGCTTCACGACCGCGTACCCGTTACCGGCGGATTGCCTCCGCATCCTGCCGACCGCAGATCAGGAGAACATCCAGATCGAGAACGGGTCTATCCTCACGGACGACACCGGGGCGTTCAAGCTGATCTATATCGCGCGGATCACGGACCCGAACTCGTTCGATCAGACATTCGTCGACCTGTTGGTGGCGCGCATTGCGCGAGACATAGCGGAGAAGATCACGCAATCGAATAACAAGATCGAGATCGCGCAGCAGCTCTACGCGGACGCCAAGAAAGAGGCGCGAAAGGTCAATGCTTTTGAGGGTCCATCTCACGAACCACCGACGGACTCATGGATCACGGCGAGGTACTAAGTGGCGCTAGTCGCACCAATCCAGAACAATTTCAACGGGGGTCGCATGACCCCGTTGGTCTATGGGCGACCAGACCTCGAGGCTTATATCAAGGGTCTGAAGACCTGCACGAATTTTGTACCGCTGGTACAGGGGCCGGTTGAACGCCGCCCCGGAACCGGACACATCGTTGAGGTCAAGGATAGTAGCAAGGCCACACGCGTCGTCCGGTTCGAGTTCAACGTCGAACAGGCTTACATTCTGGAGTTCGGCGACCTTTATGTGAGGTTCATCAAGGACCGCGCACAGATCGTCTCTGGCACCGCTGTAGAGTTGACAACGACCTACACCGAGGCCGACCTGTTCAGCCTTAACTTCTCGCAGAGTGCTGACGTGCTGTACGTCACGCACCCGAGTTACCCTCCGCGAAAGATCGAGCGCGCCTCGGACACAAGCTGGTCGATCACCGATATCACGTTCAGCGACGGGCCATTCTTCAACACGAACGCCACCGCGACTACCCTGACCTTGTCGGGGACGTCAGGGTCAGTGACGGTCACGGCCTCGGCGGTCACCGGGATCAACAACGACACGGGGTTCCAGACGACAGACGTCGGACGGCAGATACGCTTTGAAGACCCGGCGGGGAACTGGACATTCCTGACAATTACCGCGCACGCCAGCACAACCAGCGTCACCGCGACGATCGACGGACCCAACGCCTCGGCGGGGACCGCGACAACCGTATGGCGTCTCGGATTGTGGTCGGAGACGACGGGATACCCGCGCACCTCGACGTTCCATAAGAACCGACTGACTTTTGCGGGTGCGACGGACACCCCGCAACGTATTGATCTGAGCCGGACGGGTGACTTCGAGAACTTCGCGCCGACTGACCCTGACGGAACGGTGCTGGCAGACAGCGCGGCGACGACGACCCTGTCTGCGGACACGGTGAACTCGATTCGCTGGCTGGCCGATGACGAGAAAGGCCTCGTCGTGGGGACGGTTGGCGGTGAGTGGGTTGTGCGCCCGGACGATAACGGCGGCGCGCTGACGCCGGATAACATACAGGCGACCCGATCGAGTGCGTTCGGGAGCGCGAATATCAAACCCGCCCGGGTGGGCCGCATCCTTGTGTTTGTCCAGCGGGCGCTGCGGAAGCTGCGTGAACTGGGGTATGTGTTCGAGGATGACGGCTTCCGCGCGCCCGACCTGACGCTGGTGGCCGAGGATATCACGCAGAGCGGTGTGGTCGAGATGGCCTACCAGGCGGAACCCCAGAGCATCGTCTGGATGTGTCTCACGGACGGTTCGCTGATCGGGATGACGTATGACCGCGATCAGTCGGTGGTTGGGTTCCACAAGCACGTTCTGGGCGGCTACAGTGATGCCTTCAGCAACACACAGGCGAAGGTCGAGAGTGTTGCGACGATACCATCCCCGGACGGGGCATCGACAGAGTTGTACGTGGTCGTCAACCGCTACATCAACGGCGGGACGAAGCGTTATATCGAGTACTTGAAACCCTTCTGGTCAAGAGAGAACGATCAGGAGGACGCTTTCTTCGTGGACAGTGGGTTGACACTTGACAGCCCGATCACGATTACCGGTATCACGCAGGCATCCCCCGGGGTGGTGACAACCGGGACGTCACATGGTTTTTCCGATGGTGATATCGTGAGGATCACGGAGGTAAAAGGGATGACTGATGTGAACCGAAAAGTCTACAAGGTTGCCAATAAAACGGCAACAACTTTCGAGTTGAACACCCGAACAGATACGGCTGTCGACACCTCGGGGTTCACAGCTTACGAGACCGCGGGGGAGGTCCGAAAGCGCGTCACGTCTATCAGTGGACTTGACCACCTTGAGGGGCAGACCGTCTCGATACTGGCTGAAGGAGCGCCGGCCGCGAGCGCCATCGTGTCGAGCGGGGCAATCACTGTGAATGAGACTTCCAAGGCGCAGGTTGGCTTGATGTACCTCTCTGATATTGAGACACTGCGCTATGATGTCGGGTCTCGTAACGGGACCGCGCAGGGTAAACTTCAACGGTACAATCGCCTCATCCTCCGGCTATACGAGACCCTCGGTCTGAAGGTAGGCCCGGATTTCGACAACCTCGATCCGCTGATATATCGGCAGGGCGGCGATCTGATGGATACCGCGCCGCCGCTGTTTGAGGGTGATATCGAGGTGGCGTGGGATGGCAGCTACAGCAGCAACGAGACGATTGCCATCCGGCAGGATCAACCGCTCCCGGCGACGATCATTGCGATCATGGGCCAGGTCGAGACGCAGGATCGCCGATGAACATTATCACGTACCAGAAAGAACATCTTCATGCGATCGACCTCCAGGAAGGGCAAGCGTATCTGTCCAACTGGGTTACCCCCGCGCTGGCGGCGTCTCTGGAGTCGTCCGGGTGGGCATATACAGGAATGGACGGAGACACGCCGGTGGGCTGCGCGGGGGTCTTGCCGATATGGCAGGGGCGTGGGATGTGTTGGGCGTACCTGTCGAAGAACATATCGACACGCCAGTTCGTTGGCGTTCACAAGGCGGTATCCCGTTTTCTTGAGACGTGTTACCTTCAACGTCTTGAAATGACGGTGGACTGTGATTTTGAACCCGGCCACAGGTGGGCGGAACTTCTCGGGTTCGAGATGGAAGCGGAGCGGATGACGGCGTACCGGCCCGACGGGGGTGATTGCAGCCTCTACGCGAGGATTTTATGACTGGTGTTGAAATTGCCCTGATCGCGGGCGTTGCCACATCGGCGGCGGGCGCGATCGCAGCGGGGAACGCACAGAAGAAGGCCGCGGATTATAACGCGGCTGTTGGTCGTGTGAACGCGAAGGCCGCTCGCAAGGATGCGGCGGAGAACGCCCGCCGCCAGCGCCGGCTGAACAGGAAGAACGCGTCGGTCATACGGAATCGGCCATCGGTATCTCTCGATGTGTTGGAGGATAACGTGCGCGAAGGGGAACTCATGGCGCTGGATATCATCCACAAGGGTGAGGTCAAGGCGATCGGCCTCGAGAGCGGCGCGAACCTCGATAAGATGCGGGGTAAGAGCGCGCAACAGGCGGGGTACTTCAGCGCAGCCGGGACGTTGTTGAAGGGGGCGGGTACTTACGGGGATAGATTTGGGGGTTCCACCACAAGCCTCGGTAGCAGCGGGGGTCAATCATTTGCGCCAGCGCAGTCTGGCGCGGGGGGCGGCTCACTGCCGCTTAATGCCTAATGCCTAAGATAGACATCAACGCAGCCCCTACGGTCAACAGCCTGATCTCGACGCAGCGCGCGTCCGGCTCTGACTTCGGCGGTGGTGAGGGTCTGAAGCAGGCCGGCGCGGCGATTACCAGTTTCGCTGAGAACCTCAAACAGCAGGCTGATCGGGAGATGGCTGTGGAAATCGAGACCTCTTTCATAGAGGCTCGGACACAACTCCTTCAACGATCCCTTAAGGCCCAGAAAGAAGCCCCTGCGGGGGCGGCAGGGTTTACTGAAGCACGGGTCGAGGAGTTCAACCAGACGGCCGGCGATCTGCGCCAGAGATTCTCTAACGCTTCACCGGAGAACAAACTTCGGTTGGAGCGGAGCGCGGCGCGTTTGGGGAGTTGGTACTCGGAGCGCGCGATGGTGTTCGAGTCCACCGCGCGCGCGAAGAAAGTCCGCAGGGACGCAGAGAACAGCTTGGAAACGGTTCGTAAATCCGTTCTCGATGGCACCATGTCTGTGGAGGACGCACAGGATGCGAGCCTCAAGCTTGTGGACGCGACAGGTCTGGGTGGCGACGACCGCGAGGTTCTTATCCAGGAGCAGAACGAGAGCATTGCGGTCGCGAACTACACATACCTGATGCGCTCTGCGGACACACCTCAAGAGGTTCTGGCGCTGAAGTCGGAACTCGAAAAGAACAAAGAGCGTTTTTCCGCCGGCGGTTATAATAAGCTTTTGTCCGATCTGGATACGGCCGCGGACACGCTTGAACGGCAGAACCGGGAGGAAGACCGCGCCGATTTTGCACAGGACCTACAGTCGGGTAGCGCCGGTGGTCCGATGGAGGAATATTCGCGGGAAGACATACAAGCCATGTTCCCCGGTCGCCCGCGTAAAGCGCAGCGGGCAATTGCTGCGTATGAAAACGCACGGCAGCAGCAGGCCATTATGGTGGGTGTCTCGACCGCGTCGACGGTTGACATAGCGCGGCAGACGGCTGCTCTACAGAAGAAGGTGGATGACGCCGTTTCCGCTGACGCGCGTATCGAGGCAGAAGAAAATTTGTCGGCTTTCAAACAGGCTGCGTCCCGCCGGCAGACTGAGGTGGACAAGAACCCGATCGCGTATTCTCTGAAGAACTTCCCGATCGTGTCTGACGCCCGAGAACAGATGAAGGCCGCGCAGGAAGTTGCCGAGAAAAATCTCGAAGATGAGAACGCTGCCACGCAGGCGCAGTTCGCCCGGGATAAATACATCGGCGCTATGGACGCGGTACAGGCGCGTCTGGGTGTCGTAAGCCCGGACATCCTGACCGAGAACGAGGTCGAGGCTTATGGTGTTCAGATATCAGAGGCGCTGCGAGACACCGGAGACGGGAAGGGCGCGGCGCGCATTCTCCAAGTGCTTGATGGTCTCCAGGCGAAGTGGGGTTCAGAGAACCACTGGGCGCGTGTGGCAGACCAGCTTGTCCGCAAGAAGGCGATGACCGGTGGGCATGTCGCACTGGCGTGGATGGACCCTGTGAAAGATCATGTCGCCAGGATAAAACTGGCAGACGCACTCGCGGTTCCGAAATCGGACTGGGAGAAGGGTCCGGTTTCCACAGCGAAGAAAGATATTGACGACGCTGTGGTGACCCACTTGACGGACTTCGCGCAGTCGATGGCGAACAGTGGCGGCGCGCGAGGTATTCAGTTGTCCGGTAATATGTTTGACGCCGTCTCTGCACTTGCGAAAGACATCTACAGTAAGCAAGGCGGCACCGCCGAGAAGGCAGCAAAAGAAGCCTACGACACACTGCTCGGCGATAAGTTCAAGTATTTCGGGGAGGGGCGCGCGCGTGTTCCGGTGGCGGACGGGGTGAACTTCGATTTGGTTGTTGACGGAAGTCTGTATTTTCGGAGGAACCAACTCCCCGCGGATGACATACGGTTACCCGAGAATAATATTAGCGCGGCGGGCGGTAAGATGGATAAGGACGCCTACATATCTGTGTTGCAAGAACGGGGCCGTTGGGTGAACACAGGTGATGGTTCCGGTCTCACTCTCGTCTCTGAGAGAGGGGTTGTGGTTCCTGTGTTGTCGGGGGACGACCCACTAGGTGAGGATGTAGAACCGAAGTATGTCCCGCTAACCTTGACGTGGGCGGAGTTAGAGCATATTGGGTCCACGATACCAGTAACCCCGGGCGCGCGCCCCGACACGGCAGGAACTGTCGGAATTAAAAGATCAGGTGTTCGCACAGGATCACCAGACAGGTTGGCTCCGTTGCGGGGCGGGCCGAGTCAGGTCAAACAGTGAAGCCTTTTTTCACACAAGGCCCGCAGATGACGGTGTTTGATCTGGCGTCTGACCAGACCGCGCCGCTTATGGATACACTAGCCGCCGAGGCGGAGGACGCGTGGCGGCACTCCCCGTTGTCGGCCATTCGTCGTTTGATGGCTGTGGACGAGGTCCGCGCTGACCAGGAACTTGACCCTTCGGTGTTTGACCTCCCCCGTAAAGGGGGTGTGAGGGGCCGGGCTAAACGTGACCCTAAAAACTTACGCCCGGTACCCGGTACGGGTGTCGGCGAGATACTGACCCCCGAGGTGGCAAACCAGCGGGTTAAAGAGGCGGGTGTCAAACTGAAGAAAGGTGTCCCCGAGTTTGGGATCACCGAGGGTTACCTCGACCTTCTCATCAACGCGGCTAAGGACGAGCAGCGTCTGAACGAGGTGTTCGCGCGCGCGAGCAAAGATTTCTGGACCGGTGCTGCGCGTCTCGGTACGGGCCTCGGTGTCAGTATCCTCGACCCGATCAACGTCGCCTCTGCATTCATCCCCATAACCGGCGGAACCCTCGCGACCCGTGCAGGGGCGAGCGCGCTGCGCCGTGTAGGTGTACTAGGCCCGTCGACTGCCGTCGCCGCCGCTTTACCAGTCCGTGCGGGCGCGCGCGCCGCGCTCCGGCTGAGACAGGGCGCGGTAGAGGGTGCTGTCGGTGCCTCAATCGTTGAGCCGATAATCCTGAGTGCCGCGGAGGCGGATCAGGCCGACTACGATATGACCGACAGCTTGCTGAACATCGCCTTCGGTACGGTGATCGGCGGGGGTCTTCATGTCGGTGTTGGCGCGCTTGGCGACAGACTGGCATTGCGAAAAGTCAAGAAAGAGTTCGAAGACGATCTCAGGGAGTTGAGAGAGATTATGGGCGCGGTAGAGCCGGAGGGGGCCGCGAACCGTGCGCTGGATAACGCCACCGAGGGTGACCGTGTGGCCCTCATGCAAGGGTCTGTATCACATATGGCGAGTGGCCGGTATGTGAACCTCGAACCGGTGGCGACTCTACACCCTATCCGGCTTGTCGAGCGGGAGGAACCGAACCCCGCCCCGATCTTCGAGACGCAGGACGAGGAGGTTCTGGCGCGCATATCCTACCCCGAGGAGATGCGGTCCTATGACGCCCTCGTAAAAAAGCGTGATGACCTGCGGGCGCAGATCGACGAGTTAGCGCCGGAGCGGCGCGCGGCGGCGGATGACGCTGTTGAAGAGTTACAAAGCCAGATCGACCAACTGAACGATCGTATGCGCGGCGCGACCAAGCGCAACCAGAAGAAGATGCAGGCGCGTATCGACGAGATGCAGAAGCGCGTTGACGCAGAACGCGCGCGCATAACGAGCGCCGACACACCCGCGCAGGCGGGATTGCGCCAGCAGCTTGTGGCGGTAGATGAGAGCCTCCGCGATGTTGCCCCGCGCGTAAACCAGATCAGGCGTGAGGCGCAGGCGCGCGCTCAGGCAGAAGCGGTTCCGGTCAAAGACCGCCCGGAGTTTATCCTCCGCAAACGGTGGGAGGTTGACCCCAACGTCGACCCGACTGTCGCGGCACGGGCAACATATGCGCCGGAGAACCTGCGGCTTGCCGACCCAGAAGGTGCCGCGGAGGTAACCCGGACGGTCGAGGAGAATCGCGTCTCAGAGGAAGCGGAACTGGATGCTATCGTTGCGGACACGACCGACCTCCAGAAGCAGTACGAGGAGGCACTGGCCGCGGTGGGCCTTCGGGATGAGGACGTGGGAGTTGACCCCGACGCGAGAGAAGCCGAACAGATGCAGCAGGAGGTCGCGGATTTGGAGAAGTATGTCCCCGCCGCGCTGGCCTGCTTTAACAGGAGAGGTTGATGTCTTACCAGGCGTGTATGGCGGAGATAGAGAAGGCGGCTGGTCGCGAGTTGACCGACGATGATACGGACAACCTGATTTCTCTGTGGCAGAAGTTCTCGGAGCAGGAGGACATCCTGACCCCGGATGACGCCGTGCGCCGTATCGTGGAGCCGTTGAAGCGGGCCGCGTGGCAGAAGCAGCGGCAGGCGGTGCTGAACAAGATGCGCCGGCTGGAGATGTACGACTACGTTATGACGACATGGGCAGATAATCCCGGACTTGGTGTCGAGGCTATGCTGGCTGGCGTAACCAAAGGTGCGAGGAAAGGCTCCCGATCGAGTGTCATCGCCACACACAGTTCCCTCTTTGCCAAACATGCGATGGGTGTGGTGTACGAGATGGAGGTAGCCGGTATTCACAACGCCTACGTGAAGGGCGAGTTGGATGCGGACATCTTCAAAGCCATGCACGAAATGGACAAGAAGTCGGGGCAGAACTTCGACGGGATAAACCCCGACGCCCGTAAGGCAGCGGAGATCATCCAGAAATTCAACGAGAGTATGCGCGTCCTGGCGAACCGTTGGGGTGCGGACATCGGCAAGCTTGATGGTTACGTCCACAAACGAATCCATGACGACGCCAAGATAAAAGCGGATCGCGAAGGGTGGATGGGCTTCATCCGCGAGAATGTCGACTGGGACCGCTCGTTCCCTGACGTGCCGGTCGCAGATCGGGATGCTTTGATGCAGCGGTTGTACCACCGGCTGTCTCAGGGCGTCCACCTGACATCGGAGTACGGTGCGCCCCGCGCGCGCCCCGAGAGCAAGTTCCTCGGGATCGCCAATATCGGGCGCAAGGTGAGTCATGAGCGGGTGATGCACTTTAAAAACGGGGCGGCGGAGTTCGAGTACAGTAAGAAGTACGGCGCTCCGAAGCTGTCCGAGAGCGTGATGTACGGCATGGAGAAGATGAGCCGCGACATTGCCATAATGAAACACCTCGGCCCGAACGCAGACGCCAACATCAGGACTGTTCGCGAACAAATTCTCAAACAGATGGAGAAGGATAACAACCCGAATGCCGGGAAGTTCGACAGGAAGTTCGAGCAGATCATGCGGACGTTGTGGCCCCACATAAACGGTCTGGCGAACGTCCCCGGCAGTCACATGGCAGCGCAGGTATCGCAGACCGCCCGCGCCATCCAGCAGTGGTCGAAGCTAGGTGGTGCAATGATATCCGGTTTCGCTGACATCAGCTTCTCTGCGTCGGAGGTGAAATACCAAGGTGGTTCATTCCTTAGCGGGGTGTTGGAGGCGCTCACCAGTCTCGGAGAGAATATGCCGAAGTCTGAGCGGGCGCGCCTGATGGCGTCTCTCGGGGTCATCCACGATGGAATGATATCTGCGATGACGAAGCGGTTCGACGTATCGGACACAACCCCCGGACGGGTGTCGGCGATCACAAGCTTGTTCTTCAAGGTCAACGGGTTGCGTTGGTGGACGGATCAGATCAGGACGGGTTTCGCTGCGTCTCGGTCACACGATCTCGGTCTGCAAGCCAACCGGGCGTTCGACCAGTTGGATGAGGGGTTGCAGAGGGTGTTTGGTTTCTACGGCATCGACTCCTCGAAGTGGGACATAATCCGATCAAACCCGGAGACGTTTGCCGACAAGGTTATGCTGACCCCCGAGGGTGTTGAGAACCTACCTGACGAGGTGTTCTCGAACTTCCTGCGGGACGCCGGTCAGCCGGTAACAAAACGCCGGATCGACGACGCTCGGGAGGAGATCGCAGGGCAGTTCCGAGAATACTTCTACGATCGTGCCAACATGGCAGTGATCGAGCCGGACGACAAGACTCGCTCGTACCTCCTGCGTGGTACCCGCCCGGGGACGGTGGAGGGTGAGACACTCCGCCATCTGGCGCTGTTCAAGTCCTTCACAGCGACAGTGTTCCAGAAACCGCTTGCGCGGGAGATTTATGGTAAAGGTGCCAATACACTCGGCGAGGCAATGCGGAACGGGAACGGAGAGATGACCGGCCTCGCCCGCCTCATCCTCTGGAACACCGCGTTTGGTTATCTTGCCATGAGCGCGAAAGACCTCGCCAAAGGACGCGAGCCTCGCGATCCAGATAACGTGAAGACGTGGATGGCCGCGATGGTGCAGGGCGGCGGCATGGGTATTTACGGTGACTTCCTGTTTGGTGATATGAAGAACCGCTTCGGCGGCGGCGCTCTGACAACCTTGGCGGGACCGACTGCTGGTGTGTTCGACGATATTGTCGATATATTCCAGCGGCTTAGGGATGGTGATGACGCCGCAGCAGCCGCTTGGCGCACAACCATACAGAACACTCCGTTCATCAATCTGTTTTACACCAAGGCGGCATTGGATTATCTTATACTTCACGGTATTCAAGAGGCGATGAACCCGGGGTCGATGAAGCGGGCGGAGAAAAGGTTGTTGGAAGAAAATGAGCAGACACACTTCTTCCCGCCGTCTCAACACGCAGTGACCTTCTGAGAGGATTAAGCTATGACGATCAGCACCACTGACAATCGGGTGAGTTTCGCGGGTAACGGCAGCACGACTGCATTTGCCACCGGGTTCAAGTTCTTCGCCAACACCGACCTGACGGTCATCCTGGTGGTGGATAGCACCGGCGTTGCCACAACGCAGACGATCACGACCAACTACACGGTGACCGGCGCTGGAGAGGACTCCGGCGGTACCGTCACGATGCTGGTCGCGCCTGCAACGGGTGAGACGCTGGTCATCGTCCGCGCGCAACCTTACACGCAGGGGCTTGATCTCGTCGAGAACGACGAGTTCCCGTCGAACAGCGTCGAGGAGACGCTGGACAAGACCGTCATCATGGCCCAACAGGTTCTCGACGCGACCACCCGGTCAGTCAAGCTGGCGGAAGCCGACACGTCGGGGTTCGATCCGACGCTCCCGGTAGTGCATACCGTAAACACGGCGCTGGTCGTCAACGCTGCTGGGGACGGGTGGGCGGTGGGGCCGACGACCTCCGATATAGCGGACGCTGGAGCCAATGCAACCGCCGCCGCCGCCAATGCAACCGCCGCCGCCGCCAGTGAAACTGCCGCCGCCGCCAGCGCGGTCTCTGCGTCCGCCTTCGCGCCTATCTGGTGCGGTACTGCTACCGGCACGGCTGACGCCCTTGTGCTCACTCCCAGCCTCGCCATAACTGAATATACAGTCGGCAAGGTATATCAGTTCAGGTCGGGGGCTTCTCCCAGCACGGGCGCGGTCACCATCAACATCAGTGGCGTCGGTGCGCTGGCCGGGGAGATGAACGACGCAGCGATGGACGCCTCGAATGTCATCGTCGCTAACAAGTTCTACGAAGCAGTGTATGACGGTACGGCGCTACAGCTTACGCGCATGAGCCTCCACGCCCAACCGTATGACGCCGACACGGCCAAAACCGATGTGGAACAGGCTTGGACGGCGGCGCAGTATTTCACGCCGCAGACCGATGACACGTCGAGTTCCGGGGCGATCACGTTCGATTTCACCGGCGGGAACTATATCGAGTTCACACTGACAGAGAACATCACGTCGATTACTCTTGACGGGGTAGACGCTGGAAAGACCTGCAAGCTGCGCCTGAAACAACACGCGTCTGCGGCCAAGACCGTGACAGGCTGGCCTTCATCGGTTGTCTGGCAGGACGACGACACAGACCCGGTGATGAACACCACGGTTGGGAAGTACACCAACATCATTATCGAAGGCGGCACGACCGAACATCTTGGCTTCTATGCGGACGCTGGCTGATGGTTTTCAACGGATCATACAAACTCGGCGGCGGCGCTGACCCGCAGATAGAATACTCTGGCCGGTTCAGCGGTGCCGCGTATTTGGAAAAGACGTTTGCGGGGCCTGATGCAACGCTGACTGCATGGACCTTCGACGGTTGGCTTAAACGTTCGGAGTTTGGCTCTGAACAGTGGATTGCTTGCGCCGGAACAGCAACCACCGATCTGGAATACATTCGCTTCACCAGCGGCGATAAACTTGAATACAAGCTCACTGTCGCTTCGACCACTATCAGTAATTACATCACGACACAGGTTTTTCGCGATACAGGATGGTATCATCTACACATTCACAGGAGCGGGACGACGCTGGTTATTGCTGTCAATGGCACAACGATATCGACGTTCGATACGACGGATGCGCCCGACACAACCAACAGCCTGTTCGGGTCCGCGGTTCAGCATCGGATAGGAGCGGACTACGCGGGCAGCCCGGCAAATCATTTAGGCGCTATTCTATCCGAATGGAACTTCATTAGCGGCACCGGCACTGCTCAGACAGACTTCGGCCAGTTCGATATCCTCACCCCGACATTCTGGAAACACAAAGCCTACACCGGCAGTCACGGCACGAATGGTGTACACCTGCCCTTCAGCGATGCTGCCGTACTTGGCCGGGATTTCTCAGGCGTTGAAAATAAAACTAGCTCTCCTACTTCTTGGTCGTGGACAAACACCGGCACAATAACTGGCAGTTATGGCACCGATCCTTATGGCGAGGCCACCTCTGAATTTGAAGATACAGATGGCGTCAGCTTAGCGTACGTAGGGAATACCCTGACGGGATTGGCAGCCGGTGAATACCATACAGTAAATATTGTGCTGAAGTACATCGATGCCAAGACGCAGTATTTTGACGCTTTTGGCAGCATTACAAATTCGCAAATCAATATCTATCCGCATCCCGAGACGGGGACGCTTAGCCTTAACGGGGCGAATGACCCTGAATATTACGGCGTCAATGATCTTGGCGGCGGCTACTACCATTACTGGTTTGCATTCGAACTGAACGCAGGGGCAAGCGGCGTTAATGTGCGGTTTGGCCCGGCGAACAACGCCAGCGCGGAAAGCACCACCACTGTAAACTCCGATCTCGGGTCTGTAGAAGTCGGGGCAATGTGGCTCACGGCTGGGTCTTCGCCCATAGCTTTTCCGGGGTATTCAATCGGTGATGCGGACAATACGCTATCGGCTAGCGGCATGAGCACCGCCGATCAGCTAACCGACACGCCGACCAATGATATTTGTGTGCTGAATCCCCTCGACAAGCACGCCGATGTAACCATATCGGACGGCGGGCTTGAGGCGACGGCAAGTACCGGCTGGCGTCACGGGCGCGGCACTTTGTTCGCTACCGCTGGCAAACTCTATTATGAGGCAATCTCCGTTAGCGGCGCTTACGCAGAGTTCGGGTGGATGTCCGATGTCGCGGGTAATGACCATGCCGAAGAAGAAAGTGACAACGATACGACCTTCTACCGGGGCATCTCAGCGGCGGGGCGAGGCGTCTATATAGGGTCCGGGGCGGCAGATACAGGGCCGACGCTGTTCACGGCTGGCCAGACTGTAATGATGGCGATTGATATCGGCACCATGGAGTTCTGGGTTGGCATCAACGGGACTTGGTATAACAGCGGAGACCCGGCAGCCGGGACAGGCGCTACAGGGACGATGACGGTGGACGGTGAAAATCGGGTTGCCCCTTGGTACGGCATGTGGACGAGCGGCGTATCGACTTTCAATTTCGGGCAGCAGCCTTTCTCTTACTTGCCAACGGGGTTCACAGGCTGGACAGCGGCAGCAATTTTAGGGGCCGAGGGCGAACCGGCGCTGCGTGATCCTTCCACCGAGTTTGTTTCAGCTATTGATACGGAAGCGGACATCGCCGCAACACTGGCCGCAGCACGTTCCGGTTGGTCGTCTTATGTCGACGTGTTTAAGAACCGGGCAAGCGAAAGCTGGTACTGGCGGTTCAGCGCGGACAGCTCGAACTGCTTCAACTCCGACAGCGTAGATGCAAAGGAAGCCTTTCCGACATTGGCTGGAGCGGCCAATTGGATCGGCATGTCCCTGAAGCTGGACGGCACCGCCAACATCAAAGGTGGATCGGCATCCCATACGAACGGCGCAGATACGACCGTCACTCACAATGCCGGCAATGCTCGCTGTTTGATTATTCTGTTCCCCGCCCTCGGCGGCACACGACCTGTCTATCACCCCGATCTGGACGCCGGTAAACTCCTGTATCTTGATGCCAACACAGCCCAGACGACCGACAGCTTCATAAAGAATGTGACCGCCAACGCATTTGATATCGATACCGGCGAAACCACCGACACTTACTGGTACCTCGTCATTCCCGAAACGGAAGGGTTTTTTGACCTTGGTACATACGTTTCGAACGGAAGCGCAGACGGTCCCTACTACGACGCCGGGATTAGCCCCCTGTGGCCCATAATCAAGCGGATCAGTTTGACAGAAGCATGGGAAAGTTATCCGTCGATCCTCACCGAAAATCCTCATGGTGGTGTTCTCAAACTCGATCTGCCCGACGCAGAGGCGGCGGACGTTCGCATCGATCATCTGTCAAAAGGCATAAAAATCCGCTCGATCAACGCCGCCGTAAACAGCGGGACTTACGCGACAGCGACGTTCGGCACGTCGCCCTACTATTCAAACGGAAGGTAACGAAAATGCAGACCCACAAGGTCAACGGGATGCACCAGCTTAAGACGCGGCCATTCTCGTTCAGCGTGACGATGGATGAAGACGGAAAGCCAGTCACGCGGGAAGTCAGGAGTGACGCGGCGTCACCGGCGCAGAAGGTAGCGGGCGGCGTGTTCGAGGTCACTTCCGTGGAGAAGGTCAATACTCGGCATTACAATCAAGGCGCAGCGGTCTTCACGGAAACCGGGCAGACGGTCGCGATCACGTACCCGAACAAGGTGCTGAAATCCGACGAGGATTTGCGGAAACTCCGTTTCGTCGAACTTGAGGGCTTGCGGTATCAGATCGAAGCCGGGGGAACGATGCTCGGCCAGGACAAGCTTCCGACCGATGCTGGCTCACAAGCCAAGATTACGGGAGCGATGAACAAAGCCGGTCGCTCTCCGTCCCATGTGTTCGATTTCAAGGTCGGGCGCGGGGACTTCAAGCAGTTCACGAAGGCGCAGGTCGAAGCGATTTTCGATGCGGTGAGCGATCACGTTCAGGCTTGCTATGGCGCTGAAATGGCTCACACCATCGCGCTCAACGCGGCCACCGGCCAAGCCATCATCGACTACGACATTACGACCGGCTGGCCGTCAACATGAAATATTTAATCCCCCTTCTTCTGTTCGCAACGCCAGCCGCCGCGCTCGATGTCAAGTGCTACCCCTTCAGCAAGGTGCTGAAACAACTGGAGCAGAACGCGAAAGAGAGCGTAGTTGGTGTGGGTGTTGATAACGGGGGGAAGCTTATTGTCCTCACCAAATCCCCCTCCGGCGGGTGGACAATGCTCGTGCGGCTGGAGAAGGGCGGGACGGTTTACGCCTGTCCGCTGTCCGGCGGCGAGGGGTGGTAGGTTGTCGATCCGAAGCGGGGGCGGAAATCGTGACAGACGAAAGAAAAGAACCGGGCTGGCATATCGACAAGCGGGTATCCATTGGCCACATCGTCACGACGCTGGTTGTTGCGGTTTCTCTCGTCGTCTGGCTTGGCCGGATCGAGAAGAATGTAGAACTGAACGCGCAGGCCATTGTGTCGCAGCGCGAGAGGACAGACTGGGTTGAGCGGTCGGTACGTGAAGATCAGGCCGAAATCAAATCCACACTGAGAGAGATTTACAAGGAACTGCGGGCGCTCACGAACGGTCTCAACAACAAAGCGGACAGGTGATGGCGACTCCGAAGATAAGCGATGAGGAGTTACGGCGGCGGGTCTCAGCCGCGCAACATTTTGAGTTCAACCTTAGTCATGCCGGTCGCGCTCTCGGTATAAACTCCACCACGTTGCGGCGGAACTTACGCACAGCGGTAGAAAGATCGCTCTTACCCCCCCGGTGGGAGGAAATGCGGAAAGAGTACCGGCCTTTTGAGACCTTCCCGCAGTGGCCTGTGTCCGAGGCGGAGCCGGTACTGAAGATGCCGGAGTTCCCGAAGGGCGACATGCCGGTCGCAGAACTCATATCCTCAATGAGTAAACGCTTCGCGAAGCGGCATGAGAAACACAAATCGAAGCAGTGGTTCCCGATCAAGGTGAAGGACAGCAAACCGTTCGCACTGGCGTTCGTCGGAGACCCTCACGTTGACGACGACGGGTGCAACTGGCCGCTGCTGGAGCGCGACATCGGCCTGATGCGGGCCACCGAGGGTGTGTACGCGATCAACATTGGTGACACCACGAACAACTGGGTCGGCAGGCTCATCAAGAAGTACGCAGACCAGGAGACATCGAAAAAGACAGGCTACGACCTGGCACGATACCTGATGAAAGACAGCGGCATAAACTGGTTGATGTGGTTGCTCGGAAACCACGATAGTTGGAACGACGGCGCTGCGGTCCTCGGAGAGATGGCGGATGGCGTGACGCAGATATTTGATTGGCACGCCAAGTTCCAGCTTGTGATGCCAAATGGCAGCACTTGCCCGATCTGGGCCGCGCACAGCTTCAAAGGCACGTCGATCTACAACCCGGCGCACGGTGCCATGCGAGCGGCTCTGTTCGGCCAGATGTGTCCGCGGGTGTTGATGCAGGGCCATCATCACGAATACCACATGACCGAGGGCGTCTATGCGGACCTCGACATGACGTACTGGGCCGGCAAGGCGCGCGGCTACAAGTTCATCGACGATTACGCAGACAAGCTTCAGTTCGGGCAGAACAGCCACGGCGCTACAGTGGTTGCGATCATCGATCCCGAGGCCGACCCACAGTCGCCGGGGTTCGTCCGGTGCTACCCCGATCTCGAAGAAGCCTGCGACTATCTCACATTCAAGAGGTCAAGATGAAGTATCCCTACTCGGCAAATAGCCTGAGACAGCTTGGGACGTGCGACCCGAGAATTGTTGACGTGTTCAGGGAAGTGGCGGATTATATGGACGTGACCATAATCTGTGGCTACCGGAACAAGGATGACCAGGATGAGGCCTTTCGAACGGGTAAGAGCGAGGTCAGCTACCCCAACAGTTCGCATAACACCCGGCCCTCTAAAGCGGTGGATGCTGCGCCATATCCGATTGATTGGAAAGATCGTGAGAGGGCCACTCTGTTCGCAGGGTTTGTTCTGGGGTTGGCTCACGCTCGCGGGGTGCATCTTCGTTGGGGTGGTGATTGGGATTCTGATTGGCAAGTGAACGACAACAAGTTCGACGACCTTTGGCATTTTGAATTGGTGAAGTGATGTTACCTCTACTCGGAATACTCGGAAGCATCGGCGGGCAGATTGCGAAGAACCTGTTCCCCGATCCGGCCGACGAGACGAAACGTAAAGAGATCGAGACGCAGTTCCAATCCCAGATCGTTGCCAACGCGGCGAAGATCGAGGAGGCGGCGGCGTCCATCATCAACACCGAGGCGGCAAGCAAACACTGGCTGGCCGCGAACTGGCGACCGATCACGATGCTGGTGTTCGTCGGTCTGATCGTTGCTCGGTGGTTGGGTTACAGCGCCGAGGGGATGACCGAGGCCGAGTACCTGTCGGTCTATGACCTGGTCAAGATCGGCCTCGGGGGGTATGTCGTCGGGCGCTCGGCAGAGAAGATCGTCCCGCAGATCATCAACGCGAAGCGTTAGTTGTAGCCCCGCTCCCACGATAGGTAGCCGGGGTTCTCCTCGATCATTCGCCGGAGGCGCTCGTCCGTCTCGGCCTGACGTCGGTCGCGGTCGGGTCCGATAAGTTGCTCGGGGGTCGGGGCGGCCTCTGACTTTACGCCCGTACCGGTTAGTGCTGGGACATCATCATTAGCCACCCCGAAATCAACATCCTCGGAACGCCCACCCCAGTCAACATCCGGCACAGATAATCTTTTACCCGGCCCCTCGGACGCGCGCTCGGCGTATTTGCGTGGTCTACCTCTGGGCATCATCCTCTCCTCAAATAGTCTGTGAAAGTTTTCATCCACTGCGCCCGGTCTTCGACCCGACCCAGCGTCAACTGGTCGATGCTATCGTGGCAGACCAGAACCGCGACGTCGACAGGGTTCTTCTGACCCTGTCGCCAGACACGATCTCGCGCCTGCTGGTAGGCGTCACGGCTCCAGACGGGCATGTAGAACAGCACCCGGCGGAACTTGTGTTGCAGTCCGTCCACGCCGTGCGACAGGCTGCGTATCTGGACCGCCAGCACCTTGTGTTCGTGCGGGTCGTACTCCTGCATCGAGAACGCCACACTCTCGCCGGCCCACTTGATCTCGGCCTTCTGCGCCTCGAACTCATAAAAGACAAGGACCGGCGCGGGGTCGCTGTCGATCTCGCGGAGGAACGCCGCCTGCCGTGCGTAATCGAACCGTATCACCTCATCCCGATCGTACACGAAACCGCTACCGATCTGGCGCAGCTTGCCGGACTTCACAGCCTCGTTCGCCGCCTCGACATCCTTGCTCTGGATGAGCATGTCGCGCGCCATCTCCTCGTAGACCTCACGCGTCTGCGCCGGCATGTTGAACGGGACTATCCGCTCGGTCAGCGTGGGTAGCTTCTCGGCCTTCCGGTCTTCAATCAGGTGGATGTAAGGCATGATCTTGTCCATTATGACCTCGGCCGCGCCATCCCTGATCGTCCACTTGTGGCCGCTGTGATCGGGGGAGAAGTACGTCAGCCGGTACTTCTCTTCGTTGTTCCCGAACACCTTCGTCCCGGCGATCAGACGGGTCATGTTGAACAGCTTGAGGAAGTCCTGCGCGACCGGTGTGGCCGTCAGCCCGACGCGCCAGGTGATCCGCTCGATCCACTTCTTATGCCGCAGCTTCGCCGTCATCTTGCCCGCGGCCACAGACAACTCGTCGATGACGACGCCGTTGATTGAGGGGGGAAGACTGCACCCCAACAACCAATCAAGATTATTAAGGCTGACGACGTAGACATCCGCGTCGGGATTAGAATTGAAAAGGAGGCTACGCCCCGTCGGTGTACCCACCACCTCAACAATCTTAAGATGCGACAGGTGGTCCCACTTCACGGCCTCTTTCGCGTGGACCGGTACGACCTTCGGCGGGCAGACGATGAGGGTCTGGCCTTTGCGCTCGGCGATGGCCGTCAGGCAGATGACGGACTTCCCCTCGCCGGTCGGGGCGACCAGGATGCTGGCGTCCCGCTCGTAGATGAAGTCAATCGCCGCGTTCTGTTCGGGGGTCAAGCAACTCTCTGATAGCATCGTCCACTCCTTCTTTGCTGGCGATCACACGAACGTCGAGTCCGTGTCCGGCCATCTTCTCGATTGTGTATATCTGTTTCGGCGACAGGACACCCCGGCCGGTCGGGGACTTCAACTCGATGAACATCACCCGTCCGTCACAGGCCAGCAGCCTGTCAGGGAAGCCCGGGTAACCGACCGCCTGCACCTTGCGTATGAAGATGTCATGCGCCTCGGCCTCACGCTTGAGGTAGCGTTCAAGGGCTGCTTCAGACTTCACGCCGCACCGATCAGCAGTTTGAACAGAACAAAAACCGCGACGAACGACACCACGTATATGAGAACCTGCATTTCACTCTCCCTTTTCAGCGAGCCAACGCTCGCCAGTTTCAACGCCACCCGTTGCGATGGGTAATCCTTCCGCCCACCACGGTTGGGTGAGCATGATCTCGTTCAGTTGTGCGCCCTCGGCCTCACCGCCGTAGACCACGATCTCATCATGGACGTGCAGGGCGATCTCCAGACCATCTGCATCCGCCTCGATCAGCGCCTCGCGCAACACATCCGCAGCGGTCGCCTGGACGGAGTTCTGAAACAGCAGCGCGCCGCGCGCATACAGGCGGATGGGGTCTTCTCCGACGGCCGGTTTGAAGTGGCTCTGGAAGGTCGGACCAAACCGCTCCTCACCCCAAGGTGTCTCGTACTCCTCCATACGGGGGCGTGGGTAGGCCAGCAGACGTTCGCTCGGGAGCCGGCACCACAGGTAGTTTTCGTCCGCTGCGAACGACGCACGACCTGCATGGAACGTTCTCCCGTGGTTCTGCACCGCACACTCGATCGCGTGATCGTAGTCAGCCCATATCTCTACAGCCCAAGGGTTGGCCTTGCGCCACAGCCGGACGATCTGGTCGGCCTCGTCGTCCTCGAACGGCTGCCCGTAGTTCCGGGCCATACCTTGTAGCGCCCCGGCACCACCACCGAACTGGAGCGACAACTCGGCGATCTTGCCGGTCTGGCGGAAGTTCTTGTCGACCTCTGCCAGAGTGCGGTCGAACATCTTTGCCGCCGCGACGGTGTACACATCAAGGCCACTGTTGAAGATGTTGATCTTGTCTTCACCGCTCGGCTTCATGGACAACCACGGTGCTACCCGGGCCTCAATCTGGCTCCAGTCGACCCACGCAAGGCCGTCAGGGTGGTAGACCATGCCGCGCATGACCTGCCCCATCTGGTAGTTCGGGCTATGCAGCGGCTCTCCTGCCTTGATGGCGGCAATAAGATGCTCCAGTTCGTGCCTCGGCGTGTCGGCGCGGTCCTTCTTGAAATTATGAGGTTGGATACCCCTGCCGGTGAAGCGACCCGTCTGTGCGCCATTGAACTGGATCACATTATGAACACGTTCATTTACGTGGGTGTGATATGCAGTCGCGTATTTCTTGAGGGCGCTACTGCCGGCGTCGTTCATCGCCTCCAGCAGTTGCCGCGCCTTGTCGTCGAGATCATCGCAAGCCAGCAGGTAGTCCCGATGATCCGCGTCGAGCGACAGCTTCTTCTCGCCCTTCTTGTAGACGACCAACAACTTCTTCTGCGCTTCGGTCAGATGGGGGAACAACCACGCGTCGCGGCTCTTGCGCTCGGTGTGCTTGAGCATCGCGCCGTCGGTCACCTCGGCGATCACGTTGTTGGCATCCGCCGCCAGTTCCTCGGCGTAAGCCTGGGCCTTGAAGCACAGTTCGGTGTCGACGGGTATGCCACGATCGGCAATGCGCTCGTTGAGATGGTACTCCGACCACTCGTAATCCGTCAGCGGCCGGAAGCACGGGATGATACCGCGCATCGTGTCGACATCGTCCTTGACGTACGCGGACATCAGGTTGCGGTCGTCGAACATCCACTCGGTCGTGAACCCCGGCGCACAGTAGGTGCGGATCAGGCGCGGGCCGTCCTTGTGCTTCTGCTTGCTCGCGCCCAACGCCACTGCGGCTGCGTCAAGACCACCGGGAAAGCCGTTGGTCGTGGCCGCGACCATGCTGCACCGCCACTGCTCCAGCTTCGGCGGGTCGAAGTCATAGTCGTTGCAGATCACGTACTCAAACAGGCGTCGCTCGAAGGCCGCGTTATGCGCCCAGATGATACCGCCGGACTTGATGTGGTCTATGATTTCCTGCGGAAAAGGCTCGCCGCTGTCGGCGAACCAGTTCTGCACGTCATCGTCATCGAACGCCCAGCCGACGCAGATCAACTGCGTCGAGGGGTCTATGGCGTAGCGCAGCACACCATGCAGCAGCAGGTCGGTCTGGCTGCGCGTCTCAATGTCGAGGAAGAGTTGGGTCACCGTCCGTAAAACTCTGTGGGTTCGCAGCGGCTCTGGTCGAACAAGTACCAGCAGCAGTTATCCTTGCCGGTCATCTTGCTGTCGGGAATCCACTTGACCCGACCAACGGAAACAATCTTCTGGCAATACGGCATAAAGGGCGCGGATTGTTTCGTGTGCATCCAATCTGCATCGAACAACAGCCACGTCGGCGCAATGCCAGAGAGGTGTTCAATCACCGGGTGTAGAATGTCACGTCTCCACGGCGGATTCGTGATGAACATATCGGCGATGGTGAAGGTGATATCCAGCGCATCCTTCCCGCTTGTGATGTCGCTCATTACCGACGCGTGGTGTCCGTGTCCGCTCAAGTGCCGAACGAGATCGTAGTCGCCAACGCACGGTTCATGGTAGCGAGCGCGTGGCGGCAGATGCGGCAACAGCGGCACCACAGCCGCATATGGCGTCGGGTGAAAGTCCCGCTCGCGCCGCTCAAAATTTGATCGTTTTCCCATCTTGTATCTCCCGTGTTGTGTAAATCCCCGGCGGCGCAAACCGCCGGGGTTCGTATCAGGCCGCGGTGCGTTGGCGGCGGCGGCGAACAGGTGCGTTCTCTTCCGCAGCGGGTTCTTCCGCATCTTCTTCTTCAGCCGCAGGCTCCGCCTCGGCCTTCGGTGCGGCGACCTTCTTCGGTGCGTCCGGTGCTTCCTCGCCGTCCTGGTTGCACCACCCGACGATATCGATCTTCGGTGGAGTGATCATCTCACCCGGCTTGTACGAGTTCTCGTAGGGTGTGCCGGAGGTCAGGCTGACGACCGGGTACAGGTACTCGGCCTCGGTCTGTGCGCGGAGCATCAGTTCCGAGAGGACGCCGTCGATCGCACGGCGGCAACCGTCCGTCGAGTGTTCCCATGAGACCTGGATGTCGTCCTCGTCTTCAAGCACAAGGACGGCCATCATGCCGCGCGCTTCGGACGCTTGCTGAAGCTTGCCCTTGGAGTCCTGCACCGCGGCCGGTTCCTCCGGCATCGGCTTGAACACCGACGACATGACCTCCATCACCTTCTTGTCGACCCAGAGGTGCCAGCCGTGGCGCAGCCCTTCCGGTACGATACGCAGACGGTCTTCCGGCTCGATCACCTCGTTGTCCTTACCGAACGTCCACTTGCCGGAATAGCTGTTGTAGCCGAGGAATTGTTCCCCGCCACCCTGCGTGATGTTCGTCTTGACGTGGGATGTGAGAGCGTCACGCAGCGATCCGACGCCCGCGACCTGTGGGAGATTCATATCAGTCATTTATCTTCTTTCTCTGTGTTGTTGGCGACCAAGTTCGCCAGGTTGACCGGTACCGTCGTCAGTTCCACCCCTTCCGCCTCATCAGAGACAGGAGCAGCGGTGGTGCCGGAGGACTTGACCTCGATGAACTCGTCGAGATCAATCTTCTTGCCTTCCGCCTTGAGCGCGTCCACGACCTGTGGTGCTGTGCGGAAGGAATTGTTGCGGTAGACCCGTTGCGGGACGCGCTTCTGCTTGAGGAACGCCTCCGCCGCCTTGGGGTCCGTCCACTTGCGGGACGCCCGCTTGTTGATGAGCTTCCAGCCGGGGACGGGGCGACCGTTCTTGAGGTGCATGTAAATCTCCTCTTTCACGGCCTTGACCCAATCCTCGACGACGAGAACCTGCGCCGCAGCTTCGGCCAGTTCATTGTCACTCTTGGCTGACAGCTTCGCCAGTGCGCCGACGTTGGCGCGAGCGGCCTTGCACGTCGGGTGCGCGGGGCAGTACTTGCACCAGTCGCCGGGGTTAAGACCCTCACCCTTCTCGATTGCGGCCATCATGTCGACCCGGAAGTCGGCGACCGTTTTCATGTTGCACGTCCAGCGGCTCAGGCCGTTCTTGCTCTGCGGCTGGATGATCGCCGCGACGACCGTGTCAACCTCTTTAAACAGGTCCTTTGTTTGTGGGTCTTCCATCGCGCTGATGATGTAGAACAACCCCTGGCTGTTGCGCTCTGCCGAGACAATGTGACGTCCGAACTTCCAATCGGCTACCAGTGCCGTCTTACGATCGGCGCTGATACCCAGCAGGTCGATCGACCCACCCGCGAGTTCGGGTATCAGGGTGACCAACGGCTCGACCAGGAACTCGTCAATATCAAGTTCGTCGAGGAGTGTGTTCATCGTGCCGAACGCCCGCTTCGCCAGAGGGTAATCTTCCTTGAAGAACTCGCGGGTCTGACCGTCTTCTTCATAGACGTGGCCGACGTGGTCTGCGGGGCTGGTGTCCGTGGTGTAACACATCTCCATGATCTCATGGAGCATGGACCCCTCGATCGCTGCTAGTCCCGCGGGCTTCGGCGGGATGCCTTCACTGGCTTTGAGCCATCCTGGACAGTTGAGGGTTCTGGCGGCGGTGGACCCGCCTATGGGGAAATGAAATGTTGGCATTACGTGTTCGCTTTCGGTTCTTCGTTTTCCAGCACAGTATCTGCCCAAAGCATTACGATGTCAAGCAGGTCTTCTTTTGTCTCTGCAACTCTGGGTGCGCGTAAGTTACACGCCGCTGGTCCGCGGTCGATAATATCTGTCACGATCCAACCGTTGACCACGCGCTCGATCTCTATATTTCTCACTTGCATATTACTCTCCATATTTGTCGTCCGATCACGACGACGATTGTTGTGATTAAAATCAGGGCGATCGCTCCTGCTATTTCCATCTGAAACGCTCCTAGTGATCCGCCGTTTCGGTCACGGCGGCGTTGTGCAGTTTGATCGCCTGCCGGATGCTCCCGGCGCCGGGGCTTCGCCGCCAGCACTTGCCGCATTCGACATACCGGGCGCCGTTCTCGTATTCGTAAACGGCCATGTAATCGCCGGTTTTGCAGTCCGGACAGGCCTTGATTTTGGGGTTCGTCGCCATGTCGCTTTACCCTCGTCAGTTGGTTCGCAGATAGGGGCAATACCCCCTGTTGATGTCGTACAGCCAGCAGCCGATTTTGCAGGCCACTTCCTCGCAATCTTCATCGAAGTCGGCACAACGCGGCGTCCAGTCGGTCGGATCGTGTATCTCGGAGAATGATATTTTTTCCGGCATATCGGCTCCTTATTGATCCGGCGTTTCGATAAACGGACCCATTTCAAAATCTCGGGTCGCGTATTGGTGGTCGCTGCCTATAAGGCGAAGCGAAAAAATCTCCGGGCCTATTTGCGCCGGTTTCCAATCCTCATTGGGCGACCAACGGACCCACTGATACCTAACCTGACCTTCCATCTGTCCACTCGTCTAGTTGTAGATGGACAGGTCAGCCACGATCTTGAGCGCGCTTTCCCGCGTAAACAGGTAGGCAACCCCGCCGCCTTGGATCCATGCGTCGCAAACCTTCTTCCGGTCATCGATCAACGGCGCGCCCGGTTGTGCGTATCGCCCCTTGCCCTGCGTGTTCATGCAGAACGCGACGGGGTGCTGACCCAGGTCGTGAGCGTGAAGCCAATCGAGTTTTTGCTTGGCGATGTCGATGTGGTGCGGCATTCCGCCTGTCGAGGTCATGAAACAAATGTCGTGATAGGCGCGGATCGCTTCGACCATTTCGATACCCTCCGCGATTGGCGGCATCCGCCGAAAAACCTCTGCCTCGACACATGTCTGTTTCCAGAACTTATCGGCTATCTTGTTGCTGTATTCCTCACCGAAGATATCGATGATTGACTGGTCAAAATCGGCAACAACGCCGTCCATATCGATGTAAATCATTTCCGTCCTTTCGCTCGTCAGTTGGCATCAAAAACGGCTTCGTCACTGACGATCCGTATAAACAAAAGGTCGAATTGCCAACCGTGCGTTCCACCGCCGATGCGGCGAGCGACGTGAAGAAGCGAGCGGTCTGTTTTTGGACCACTGAGGCGTGCAACGGACAGCCAATAGCCGTCAAATTCCGCTCCGCCGCCGCAGTCAAATAATGTAAAAATCATCTGTTTCTCCTTTCCGCCTTTTGGCTCGTCAGGTTGCGGAGCCGGGCAGCACGCGCCTGCCGCCCGGTCCAGGTTGTTGCGGGGCCAATTGCGCGTCATGCCCCTTCGGGTATTCCGTTCCCGCTTCCCGTATCCCTATGTGGTCGCGGGAAAGGCCGTGGTTTGACGTTGTTGGAATGGCCGCCGCCAGTTCAGCAATATCAGCGCGTAATTCGCGGAAAAGGTCGCCGCGCTGATTGTCTCCTTCAAGCGAAGCAAACCACGCAAGATCGGAATCCCACTGTTCAGGCGTTCGGTGCGTCATTCCGGTTTCTCCGTATCAGCGAGCGCGCGCTTGTTCTCGCGGGCGATGTACTTGTCCAACTTCGTGCGGTCGAAGCCGGGGGCCAACCAGAAGCGCGGGTTCGTCCAACCCTGCTCCTTGCGCTCGCGCGTCCGCGCGGCGACCCTCTGGGATTCGGTCCAATGTTCGGGGTACTTCCCCGGTCGTCCTGCGCGTCTCATTTCAGCCTCTCAATTTCTCTGTCGATGTACCAGCGGGCTTTCCGCAGGTCGGTCAGTCGGTCGTCCTTCAAGCCGGCGCGCCAGATGTACTTAACCGCATTACCGAGGCAGAAGTTCATATGCTCGGTGATCGCAATGCACTCCACGCCGCTCGGGTGGTCCTTATAGTGCTGCGGGTTGATGTGGTTGGGCTTCGGCTCTCTCGGCATCAGTAGATGACCTCGGCCTTGAACAGCCTCTCTTTCAGATTGCCAACCTCTTTCTGGAGTTCGAGAACCTCTTCCTCCAGGTCAGCGATCTCTTTCTTGAGAGCCGTCTCCTCACCACCACCCCCGTCGCGGCCGCTCTGCAACTCCATCAGGATTGCTTCCAACCACGGTTGCTTGAAGTGCAGCACCAGGTCGAACAAGTCGGTGTCCCGGATGTTGGTGAGGGGTAGCTTATGCTGGATGTTCATTTTTCATCTCCGTCGTTGAGGTGAGAACATAATCCTTTGTTTTTTTAAAAGCAAGGGCTTTTTTTATTTTTTCTTTTCGTGTAGGTTTCTCGGGCGAGGCGCGCGGTGTTGTGGCTGCTAAGGTTGGCAGGGTCTCTCCCCCTTGCCATCTGCGCCTCGCAACTTTCACAACACGGGAGAGGAGGAGAGATAAAATGCGAATAGTATCATGGTTCTCGTGTGGCATCTTCTGCGCTACGGCGGAGGATGAGATATGACTGATTTTATAAGAACCTTGTTCACTGGTGCGGGGCCGGACGAGGTCGTCTGCATCTCGGAGGGTGTTCCGATGCGCGAAGACCCGACGGCGATGTGGTTCAATAATGTCTCGGCGGACTCACGGCTGTTCCGCCGCTGGAACCCCGAGAGCGATCCACGGGCGATGTATTATTGCGTCTGTACCGTGGACGGGACCGTGAACGATAAGGGCCGCTTGCTACGCGGGCGGTCGCACCTGGTCAGGCCGTATGTACTGGTGCTGGACGATATAGGCGACAAGACCGGCGAGCCGGCTATCGAGCCGACGTATATCCTGGAGACGTCGCCGGGGTCGTTCCAGTGGGGTTATGCGCTGGTCGGGACGACGCACGAGGAGTTAGGCCGGTTCGAGGCGCTGGTGAAGGCTATCCACCGGCTGGGCTACGGTGACCGGGGGGCCGGTGGTGCCTATCGCGTTGTCCGGGTGCCAGGGTCGGCGAACCTCAAGCCGGGGCGCGACGGGTATCGTGCGCGGCTGGCGCACTGGTCGGAGACACGGTACTCAATGGCCGGGTTGGCGTTTGAGTTCGGTCTAGACCTTGCCGCTCTGCCGATCGTGGATGTGGGTCCGCCAGACGTGGGGGTTGTGGCTAAAGAAGACCTGCTGCTGCAATGGTTGGTCGACCGCGGGCTGGTTGTGTGCGACCGGGGCGAGTTCGTCGATATTATCTGTCCGTGGGCGGACCAGCACACGTCAGGCGGTAACACCGCCGGGTACTCACCTATCGGGCGTGGTTGTGGCGGTTGGTCGGGGGTGCGGGGGTTTTCCTGTCTGCACGAACACTGCGCGGAGCGCGGGGTGGCCGATCTGATGAAGTTGGCGTCGGGCGATATGCGGGAATTGGCCGGGAGGTTTTTTAAATGCACGTAACAGATCACGCCGTCCTGCGGTATCTCGAACGCAAGTACAAGCTGGATATCGCTGCGATGAAGAAAGAAATGGCCGCGACGGCCGAACCCGCCATGCGCGCCGGTGCGCTGTATTCTTATGTCGATGGTATAAGTTACGTCTTCGAGGGCGAGACCATTATCACGGTGATAACCGGCAAACCAACGCTCGCCAGACGTACAAGGAGAGGATGATGTTCGATCTCAACGAAGCACTGGCGGCGATTGCCGGCGGGGATGAGGAGTACCTTGTCGAGTGCAAGCAGGTGATCTCTGACACCGCGTTGTCGGGTGAGGAGCGGGAGCGGTTGGCCGTGGCCTACCGGGCGCGGTACGAGGAGTTAACCTCTGTGCGGTTGCCGATTGCCGTCGTCCGCAAGGACTTGAAGGGGTCTGTCGTCATCGAGGAGCCGGACGATTCATGGTGCGCGGACTGGGTCTGGGTGTCGTCGCACGGTGCCTATTTCAACCTGGTGTCTGGTCGGTTCGCGTCGATCACGACGTTCAACCTGATGAATGGCTCACGCGTCCCGCGCGGTATGCTAGGTGGTAAGCCGCCCGCTCATACGTGGTGTATGGACGACAGCCGGGTGGCCGTGGTCGATGCGCCCGCCTATATGCCGGACTGCGACGACCGGCTGGTCGATCTGGACGGATCGCCGGTGGTCAATACGTTCAACGCGGACTCGCTGCCGAGTGAGGGTGATCTGACCGCCGAGGGGCGGGAGTATTGTGCGATGATCGAGAGCCACGTCCGGTTGCTCACCGGGTCGGATGAGACGGCCGCTGTGTTGATGCAATGGTTGGCGCATAACGTCCAGAATTACGGGCAGAAAGTATTGTGGACGCCGCTGATACAGTCGATCGAAGGGGTTGGTAAAAGTTTTTTCGGCGCGTTGTTGCGGGCGTGTCTCGGGGTCGAGAACGTCGGCGTCGTCAAGCCCGATCAGGTCGCCTCGCAGTTCAATGCGTGGGCGGTGGACAAGTGTGTCAACGTCCTGGAGGAGTTGAAGATTGCCGGTCACAACCGGTACGAGGCACTCAACGCGATGAAGCCGCTGATTACGGACGAGTATATCCAGGTCAACCCGAAGGGCGTTACTCCTTACGTGACGCGGAACTGCACCAACTATATCGCCTTTACTAACGCGCTGGATGCTATCCCCGTGGCGGCGACTGATCGCCGGTGGTGGGTCATCCAGTCGCCCATACGAGGGCTGGATGACGTGTCTGCCGCTGTCGGGATGGACAAGGACGATTATTTTCCGGCGCTGTTTGATGGGCTGGTCCGGTATCGTTCGGAGGTGGTGCGGTTCATGCTCGATTATGACATCCCGGCGTCGTTCTACCGGATGCGTCAGGCTCCGATGACCGATGCAAAGCTGGCGATGGTCGCCACCGAGGAAGCATCATTCGAGGGGTTGGAAGAGGCCCGCTCTGTGATTGATCGCGGTGCGCTTTATGTGACGGAAGGTTGTATTTCGTCGGCGTATTTGTGGAAGGAAGTGTCGATCAGGTATCCTGGTTTCAAGTTGGATACGCGGTCTAAAGCGATGGTTTTAAAACGGTTGGGGTATCAAGTTACCCCCTGCACGTTGAAGATGGATGGTGAAGTTCACCGCGTCTGGACGCAAAATGTAATGTCAAACATTACAATTCGAAAAATGTTGGCCGAAACGGTCGAAAAGGTAACAGGTAAACTGTAGACCTGTTACCTTTTGAAATGGCGGTTTTCTGCGGGTTTCGGGCCGAAAGGTAACAGGTAACAGGTAACAGGTGAAATGTCATTACCCCCTATAGGGATGCGTATATATGTAATATATACTTACCCTATATACGTTAAATAGTATTTTACCTGTTACCTGTTACCTTTCAGCCTGTAAGCCGCAGAAAACCGCCATCGGGCGAGGTAACAGGTGCGGCGGTCTACCAGTTACCTGCTGTTACCTTTCAGCCTGTATGCGGCAGGAAACCGCCGTTTTTCGAGGTAACAGGTAAAAACGCCGGGGTTTTTGCCCCGGCGGTCTGTAGCAATGTCGATCAAACGGGTTCAGCTTGGTACGGTGTCGTGAATGAATTTTGGTATGATTTTCTCCTGGTTTGTGTTTGTGTTGCGGTCTATAGAATTGCAATGTCGATCAAGTCCCACGCGTCAGGAACAGGACCAGCGCGACAATTACACCGATGTGGATTGCGCCATATGCGAGCCACTCCATCAGGATAACTCCGCCAGAATGGCGCGGGCGGTATCCCAAGCTTTGGTAGCTTTCCTGGTCGCCGGTGCGGGGGTCTTTTCAATAAGATCGCGCAACGCGTCTACTAGCGCGCGTTCGCGTTCTGTGAGTGTTGGGCGGTTGAGGTATTCAGATGTCGCTTTCATATCGCAATATCTCCATCCTGATATTTGTAATTGATGGGGTCGCCGCTTTGCTCGGCATCATAATCCGCTGGCATAGTCCAACGCATGAAGCGCGCGCGCGCACTCGCAATAGCTTCTGCGCGCGTCTCGAACCTCTGCGCGTTGGAAGCGCGCTCGCCGTCGGGCATGATAAACACGGGTTTAAAAGACATTATTTAACCTCTCTCCAATTGCGCCAGAATTGACACATACCAGCAACCGGGCACATCCCGGTTGCTGGCTGTATCAAGCCCGCTTAGCAGCCGGCCCGTGGTCGCGTATCGCGATTGACTTAGCGGCGATGCTAGCGCCCTGGCAAAGCTTGCACGTGGCGCATTGCGTACGCTGTCCAGCTTCTTTGGATGCCGGGCAAGCGATCTCCGCTTTCCCAAGCTTTTCGCCTGGCAAACGAACGCGGAACGAGCGCCATCCCATAGCTAGCGCGTTGGCATGATCCGCCGCGCTATCTGCGCTGGCCATTACAAGCTCGCGCAATGCGTCATTATCGCGCCATTGGTGAGTATAACCTGTCCATGCTTTGGCGTGTTTGGTATAGTCGCGCCAGATAGCAACCGGCACAGCTGCGGGGTCGCCATATGAGCCAATGCGAACGGTTTTACCGGCAAACAATTCCGGCAATAGCGCGGCATCAAAATCCACGCCCGGGCGCGCATACCGATTCCGATGATATGCTTTCCAAGTGGATTTAGGGGCTTGAAATGTTTTGACATAACAGCGCGGCGCATTTTTCGCAGCGTTTGCCGGTCGCAATGGGCAATCGCCGCATACGCTGGAATCGTCACCGGATTTAGTCGCGGCATGCGGATCTATATCTCTCGGTATGATCCAAGTCTGGACCATTGCGCCCGTTTTATCGTTTTTGGATGAAACTTCGATTCGATTGGCAATCGCGACGATAGGCGCGCCATCAAGTAAGCTAGGACCGTCATACAAAACTACGCCCGTCCAGGTGCCGCGCTTTAGTGCTTTTTTCAGTTCCGTAATATTCGTGATCATGTTCATTCTCCATGTTTGCGATGCCCATTATATAGCACGCCCAAAATAATAAACAAAGCCTTTTTTTAATGTGGCTTGCAAAAAGTTGTGAACGCGTTCATTTTTTGGTATCGAATTTAAGCTATTGGTGATCTATGGCTAAACGCGGTCGCGGAAATCCCGCAATGAAAAAAGGCGCGCCGTCAATTAATCCTAGCGGTCGGCCTAAAGATCAGATGACGCTAGGTAAAGAAGTCTTGCAGGCGTTAAGAGAGAGCTTCCACGACGTTGGCGGCAAAGATTACCTAATCACAATGGCTCAGGAAGACCGCAAGACGTATGCGGCGCTAATCGGTAAGGTGATACCGAGCGAAGTCAACACAAGCCACACCTTAGCCGTCATAAACCTGTCAGACGCTATGGCTACCGCACAGGCCCGGCTCGAAAAAATGCAAAGCCAGGTCATTGATATAACGCCAGATTCAGAGGATGTTAAGAAATGGCGGTAATCCGGGCTTTATCGTACCTGTTTATCCATAATACACATTATGCGACAAACAAACCCAATAAAATCAAACACTTAACATTTTGGCGCTGGATATCTGGCGCGCTTTCCCTTGTTGGTTGCAGCGCGAACGGGTGCCGGCCTGCCGCTTGCCGCATTTTGGACGGGGGGGTATGGCGGGGGGTACCCCCGGATTTCGCGCCGCGCCGTGAAACGTGTGGTGGTCACGCCGCCAGATTTTTTAAAATTTTTTAAAAATGTCCAACAAGTACCAACCTACAGCGCAAGACCAGCAACTGCTGGCAACAATGCTCGGTTTCGCCGATGACCCACTGGCATATGTCATGTACACCTACCCGTGGGGCAAACCGAACTCCCCTCTGGAAAACGACCACGGTCCCCGCGAGTGGCAGAGAATTGCCCTCGCAAAGATGCGGGACCACATCGCAGAGAACCGCAACCGCCAGCGGCAGGAACTCGCACCGGAACTGTTGAAGATGGCCCGAGCGTCAGGGCGCGGGATCGGCAAGTCGGCATTCCTCGCATGGGTCGCGGGCTGGATGTTCTCATGCATACCCTCCAGCACGACAATCGTCAGTGCGAACACGGAAGGCCAGCTACGGACGAGGACGTTCCCCGAGATTCGCAAGTGGGCGACAATGGCGATCAACGCCCATTGGTACGACCACAACGCTATGAGCCTCAAGCCGGCACCGTGGCTGATCGAAGCCTTGCTCAAGACAACAGACTTCGATCCGGCATACTGGTACATCGAGGCATCGCTCTGGTCCGAGGAGAACCCCGACGCTTTCGCGGGGCTTCACTCTCAACGGGGCATGACCGTCCTGTTCGACGAGGCCAGCGGCATACCCTCGGTCATCTGGCCTGTGACACAGGGCTTCTTCACCGACTCGACGGTCCATCGCTTCTGGATCGCGATCAGCAACCCGCGTAATCCGTCCGGCGCGTTCTTCGAGTGCTTCAACGGCAACCGCAGTACGTGGGACACTGCGACGATCGACGCGCGCACCGTGAGCGAGAACGACGCGCAGATTTACCAGGACATCATCGACCAGTACGGCGAGGACTCGGACGAGGCCCGGGTCGAGGTCTACGGCATGTTCCCGCGGCAGGGCGACACGCAGTTCATCAGCCGGGGCGAGGTGGACGACGCCAAGGCCCGCGAACCGACCGATGATCCAGGTGCGGCCCTCGTCATGGGCGTTGACCCGGCACGGTTCGGCGACGACGAGGCGGTGATAGCGTTCCGGCAGGGCCGGGACGCAAGTATCATCCCGTGGCAGAAATACAAGCGATGTAGCATCGTTGAACTGGCACAGCACTGCGCCGAGGCGATCGAGAAGTACAAACCCGACGCGGTGTTCATCGAGGGTGATGGTGTCGGCGGCGGGGTGATCGACATCATGAAGGAATACGGTTTCCGGGTGATCGAGGTTACGGCGGGCGGTAGCCCGGACAACAAGGACGTCTACGCGAACCGCAGGACCGAGTTGTGGGGGAAGATGAGGGATTGGCTACCAACAGCCACCCTGCCCGACGACGGGCCGCTGTGCGACGACCTGGCGGCACCGATGTACGACTACAGCCTCAAGGGGCAGTTGAAGCTGGAGCCGAAGGACAAGATGAAGCGGCGGGGGTATGCCAGCCCGAACAACGGCGATGCACTGGCAATCACCTTCGACCGGGTGATCGCCCGGAAGGACAACGCCACCGCCCGCCGGAGGCTGGGAAGAATGCCTGTTGCCAAGGGCATGGATTACGCGGTAATATAATTATTATTTTTCTGGAGTTCTAGCATGGGCGGATTGTTTGGCGGGGGTTCCACCCCCGCGGTAGTGGAACCCCCCGAAGCACCAACACGCTCAGACGCGGATGTCAGGGCCGAGGCATTGGCAGAGCGCCAGCGCCGCGCGCGGGCGCAGGGACGGGCATCCACGATCAAGACCAGCCCGCAAGGCGTGGCGAGTGAGGATGCAGCCCCGACGAAGCAGCTTCTCGGCAACGCGTAATGGGCGGTCTGTTCGGTGATCTGAAGTCCAAGCCGGCACCGCAACCGAAGCGGAAAAGTAAGACGGCGTCGACGCTGATGAGTACCGCACAGCAGCTTCTGAGGAACTAGATGGATAAGATCGCCGAAGAAATCATCAAACGGTACGACAAGCTTGATGGTGAACTAGGGAACTGGCGGAGCCACTGGGAAGAAGTGGCAGAGCGCGTCATGCCCCGCTACTCCACGTACATGCAGGCAACGGCCGGTGAGCAGATCACCCGGGGCGAGAAGCGCACCGAGAAGATGTTCGACAGTACCGCCGCCCTCGGGTTGGAGCGGTTTGCCGCGGCGATGGAGAGTATGCTCACACCGCGGAACCAGACATGGCACCGGCTGAAAGCGTCGGACCCGTATCTCGACAAGGACCGTGAAACAAAGCTGTGGTTCGAGGAGGCGACACGCGTCCTGTTCAAGCATCGCTACGCGCCGAAGGCGAACTACGCGAGCCAGCAGCACGAGGCCTACATGGGCCTCGGTGCGTTCGGCACCGCAGCAATCCTGCCGGAACGCAACGCGCGGTTCGGGGGGCTTCGCTACACGGCGA